CTTACCAAATGCCAGGGCACTTTGTTATGGCAATACTGGCGCCACTAACAATGCGTGGGGGTGGATGTGGGCTGGAACTGGACAGACAAATGCGACCGCAGGGGTTTTTAACTCTCGGTATCTATTTAATCCAAACCCAACGGGGGTCCATCAGGCTTGGTCAACTCCGCTTACTGAAGACAATGGTACCCACTCAGATGGCGGCGATGCTACAGGCTTTGTAACGATCACAGGAAGCGGCGGCGCCGTCCGACGTTCTGTCATGATGATTACTTATGACCTGGGTGAAACAAAAGCAACTATTCGGTGGAAACAAACTGGCGATGAGTCTGGGCACACATACATCACCGGCTCAGCGCCGGCCGATGCTGGGGGTTCCTGGAGTGTTTACACTTACTGGGCTGGCTATAGTGTAACATCTCAAAATATAACCGGTGCCAAATTTAAATATATTGGGGTTCTGGACGAAGTTCTCACCGAGGCCAACTTTGACACACTAGCCGACATCGCACTTGGCAATTAACCATAAGGAAAAATGAAACAATTAATTTCGATACTTCTTTCCATCACAATCATACTCGCACCCACGGCAATCTTAGCCCAACAGGATCCACAATCTAAACCCGAAATCACCAATCTTAAAAGAGGAGATATTGCCCCGTTTGACGGCCTCCTCTTAGATCCGTATGCTTTCGCACAGATGATGGCGAAAATGGAAATAGATTCTGAGCGCTTCAAGCTTGAACTAGACTATTTAGGTAAGAAGAAAGACGCAGAGTGGGGACTTAAATATGACAGCTTACAGGCAAGCTTTGATAGCTTGCAATTTAAATATGATAACATACTTGAAATTAAGGATAATGAGATTCAGGTTTTAAGAGAAATTGCTATCGAAAAAAAAGACTATTCAATCTGGTGGTACGCTGGGGGATTTTTATCTGGTGTCGTTCTTTGTCTCGGAGTCCTGTATGCGGCATCGGACGCGCTTGGTAGGTGAGGAATGACAGAGAAGGATTATAACTTTATCGCCAAAGTCGAACAAGCCATCGGAGACAAGTATGGCGAAGAAGCAATTCAAAACCCAAAGGCCAATTGGTCCGAGGAAAAAGAAAAAGAATACCTTGAACAAATAAAGAAAATCCAGCAAAAACAACGCAAAATAAGCGAGGCCAGAGACAAGATAGAAGTTAATGGCTTTTTTATCTCTAAAAAACTACTTAATAAGGATTCGAAACGGGCTTGTCCTGTCTGCGAGACTTATTCTTTTGAGATGAAAGATGATCTCTATATGAATAAATTTGAATGTTGTCATACTTGCTACATTCAATGGGTCGAGGGCAGGGAAGAACGTTGGGAATCGGGCTGGCGCCCGGAGAAGCAAGATGCTTCAAAGAGGATCTGGTAAATGAAACTATTACTTGAAGGTTGGCGAAAATATTTGAATGAGCAGGATGAGCCCACTGCAAAGAAAAAAATCTTTGTTTTGGTTGGCCCACCTTCTGTTGGAAAATCAACTTGGATCGAAAGCACTTTTAGTGACGCCGACCCCTATGTCATCAACAGAGACGATATTGTAAGCGAAGTTGCTGGTGGAATGGGCTGGACATATGACGATATGTTTGTGCCTCCACCGAAGGAAGCAATAGAAGGAGGCCAGGATCCAAAATACGGCTCAGTTGTTAAATCACCAAGTTATATGACTTGGCAACCACTTTCATATGATAAAGTCGCGGCAGCAAACAATGAAGTGCATAAGATTTTCACCCAAAGGGTTGCCAGCGCCAATCCAAGTGGCCAAGATATTGTTGTCGATATGACAAACATGAACGCCCGAGCCAGAGCAGGCGCTTTAAAAGCCATTGAAGGTGCCGAGGGCGAGTATGAAAAAATTGCCGTTGTTTTTAAATTTGAAGGAGCTGAAGCAATAATTAAAAAAGTTGCTGCAAAGAGAGCGGCCCAGGCAAAAGAAGAAGGCAAATCAAAAACAATTCCACCGGAAGCTTTTGATAGAATGTTTAAATCATTTCAATCAATTGACCCTTCCGAAGGTTTTGATCGGGTTATTTCTGTTGATAATACAGCAGTTTTGAGAGACTTGGCACTCGGCGAGGAAGGAGAGCCATTATGAAAATCACCAAAACAAAACTTAAACGAATCATCAAAGAAGAGATCTCAAGGGTTTTAAAAGAAAGCTATTCCGATACAGAAGACGACAACAATAGTAGAGACGCATTGGACAGTCTTAAGAATATGGTTGCTCATGAACTAGAGGAAGGAGGACATGGGTGGGTTCTGGACGATGATTACGGATGGGGAGATATTGAACCCCTTGAGTACATTCGCCCCTTTAACCCGGAAGGCTTCATAAAAGCTATGAACGACTTTATTCATGAAAATACAGGTACATCAATTGAAGAGCTGGGTATCACTGGAGATCATATTAAAAACATTATGCAATCAAGTCTCCAAAGAGGGGGTCGCTAAATGAAAATTACAAAAACACAGTTAAGTCAAATCATCAAAGAAGAAATTGAAAGCCTTCAAGAGGAAGATTTAAAAGAAGGGCTCCTCGGCGATCTGGTTAAAAGTCAAGCTAAGAAGTATATTTGTGGCGACCTCTCAGAAAAGATACAAGGGGCTGTGAATTTACAGGATTACTTGCCTTTTGAGGTGCCTCACTTTATTGAGACAATGTTTGATGACTTTTTGGGACAAGCGATTTGTGAGTTGGGCACCGAGTTGTTAGATAAGGGTAGCACACCCGAAGTGGTGGAATTCATTAAGCTGTTCGATAAGTCCGGTTTATTCGAGAACTTAGAAGGGGAAAAAATTAATGTCAACGACACTTGAAATTATTAATGGTATTGCGCAAGCTGCCGCAAATGCTTACGACGGCGCCCTCGACGATAAGGGCGAACCAATCAAGGTTGGTCTGAAAAGAGAAGAGGGAAACCCCATTCTTGATAAGCGCGTTATGGACGGATTTAGTGTGAAGTTTTATGGACCGCTTCTTTGTATCCATTATCATTCTGAAATTAATATTAAGGATGTGAAGGGTGATAAGCTTGAAGGTGAGATCGAGCAGATGATTGCCGACATTGCTAAATTTCTCAAGAAGGAATATAAGCGCATTACTGGAAATACCCTTACCCTGACAAAAGATAGTGATCTCGAAGCGAGAATGGAATACATGAATCGTATTCGTTGCTGGGTTATCGCTCACCAATATTTTAAAATTGGTGGAGTTAAAGAGGTGGAGGGGATAAAAGAACCATCCGAAGATCGCCTTGAGAAAGATTTTAAAGATTGGTTGGAGCAGGATACCACCAAGAGACCTAAAAATGATACGGCAAAGGACGAAGAGCCCGCGACATTTATGCCTTGGAATCTAAAACGATGAAGATAAATAAAAATAGTTTGCAACAGCTAGTGAGGGAAGAATTAAAACGCGCTCTCTCTGAAGACTCATTACCGGGACAGCCGGCAATGACTATTCACCCCTTTGACAATGAGTTGGCCAACCAACCAGACAACATTCCAATAGAAAATGTTTATGAACAAATTATGCAAGCTACAATAATGGAGATGATGTCGGTTTACGATGAAAAGAAGATTCGTAAAATTATTAGGTTTTTTGCGGACGAAGCAACCCAGGGACCCGGCGGCCTTGGCGGGAGATTTACCGATGAGCAAGTTGAGGAGGTTCTCCTCTTGGTCTTCGAAGAGGTTGAAGAAAAAATTGGCATAAACCTCGCCTCTTACATCCCTCAAGATCGTGAGCACCCCAACTATATGGACTTGGATTAAGATGGCATGCTCACAAAAAAAGAAATCGTCGCAGAAATACTTAAGTCCGGAAAGAACCCCGATTATTTTGTAAATAATTATGTAAAGATCTCTCACCCTATCGAAGGGTTGATTCCATTTAAAACTTACGATTTTCAAGCACAGTTGTTGGATGACTTTAACGATTACCGCTTCAATGTCATTTTGAAAGCGCGTCAGCTTGGTATTTCAACAATCACCGCCGCTTATGCTGCGTGGTTGATGTTGTTTTATCGAGACAAAAATATTATTGTTATGGCAACCAAGTTCGGTACTGCAAGCAACTTGGTTAAGAAAGTGAAAGCCATAATGAAAAATCTACCTGATTGGATCCGCGTCGCAGATATCTCCGTGGATAACCGGGCAAGTTTTGAGCTTTCGAACGGCTCCCAGATAAAAGCAATCTCCACCAGCGGCGATGCCGGTCGCTCAGAAGCGTTGTCTCTTTTAATTGTCGATGAGGCCGCGCACGTTGAAAATATGAGTGAGTTGTGGACTGGTCTATATCCAACTCTTTCTACTGGCGGTCGATGTATAGCTCTTTCAACTCCGAATGGTGTTGGCAATTGGTTTCATAAAGCATATGCCGAATCGGAAGCCGGGGAGAATGATTTTTATCCCACGATGCTCAAGTGGGATGCTCACCCTGACCGCGACAAAGCGTGGTATGATAAAGAAACTAGAAATATGTCTCGCAGGCAAATTGCACAGGAATTAGAGTGTAATTTCAATACTTCCGGTGAGACAGTCTTCCATGCGGATGATATTGACCGCGTCCGCGATAGGGTCCAAGATCCAAAATATAGAACGGGGGTGGATAGAAATCTTTGGATCTGGGAAGAACACCAATCAACTAATTCTTATATGATTTCCGCAGATGTTGCGAGAGGTGACGCTAATGACTATTCTGCTTTTCTTGTTTTTAAATTAGAAACGATGGAGATCGTAGCCGAATATCATGGGAAGATCACATTAGACTTTTTTAGTGAAATACTTTATAACACGGGCAAAGAGTATGGGAACTGCCTGATGGTCGTAGAAAACAATTCTGTTGGATTTGCCGTCTTGGAAAAGCTGCGAGACAAGGAATATCCAAATATTTATTATTCTGTTAAATCCACTCATGAATTCATAGACCCAATCTCTGCACAAAACAATAACAGTGCAGTGGCTGGCTTCTCAACCACAAACAAAACAAGACCTCTTATCATCGCTAAACTTGAAGAATTCGTTAGAAACCAACTAATTACCATATATTCTAAACGAATGTTGAGCGAGATGACAACGTTCATTTGGAACAATGGAAAACCGCAGGCACAAAGAAGTTATCATGACGACTTAATTATGTCTTGCGCAATTGGTTGTTGGGTGAGGGATACTGCATTGGTTGCTAATAAACAAGAGATCGAGTATTCAAAAGCGACTCTTCGATCAGTATTCAAGTCAAATTCAACATTTAATACGGCGATACCGGGGCAATCAGGCTATAAATCTGTTGAATTATCTGATAAGATGAGCGAGCACCAAAAACAAGTAAAAGAATTTTTTTGGCTTTACAAGGGATAAAAAATGGCTGGTTATTATAACAACAGACGAAGAATGAATCCGGAGAACAATCCAAGGAATCCAAAATCTGAGCTTTTTAGAAAATTGACGAGGTTGTTTTCTGGGCCGATAGTAAATTATCGTACACAAACAGAAAGAGACCTGACGAGACGAAAGATGGATAAATACCGCTTTCGTTCTATGAGCGGTCAGCAGTTTAAGAAGACTACATATAATCCACTAGATCATCTTCATTCCAATATCTTAGCCAGCCAGAACCGCTCTGAGCGCTATGCAGATTTTAACCAGATGGAGTACACCCCAGAAATAGCCTCAGCGTTGGATATTTATGCCGATGAAATGACAACTTCGAGTGAGTTACAGCCCCTCCTTAAGATTGATTGCCCAAACCAAGAGCTTAAAACAATTCTATATTCTCTTTATGAAAATATTTTAAACCTTGAGTTTAATCTTTTTGGGTGGTGTCGCTCCTTGTGCAAGTTCGGAGATTTCTTTCTTTATCTGGACATTGATGAAGAGCACGGTGTTAAAAATGCCATTGGGCTTCCTCCCCAGGAAATTGAAAGAATCGAGGGGGAAGATCCAACAAATCCAAATTATGTTCAGTATCAGTGGAATTCTGGTGGAATGACCTTCGAAAATTGGCAAGTTGCTCACCTTCGTATCCTGGGGAACGATAAATTTGCCCCATATGGAACTTCTATATTGGACCCAGCAAGAAGAATTTGGCGACAACTAACCCTTCTTGAAGATGCGATGATGGCTTATCGCATTGTCCGTTCCCCCGAACGCCGAGTATTTTATATTGATGTTGGTGCCATTCCGCCCAATGAGATAGAACAGTATATGCAAAAAGTTGTTACGCAGATGAAGCGTAATCAGGTGGTAAATCAAGATACTGGTCGTGTTGACCTTCGATACAACCCCCTTAGTATTGAAGAGGATTATTATATTCCAACGCGCGGGGGCAACACTTCGAAGATTGAAACTCTTGCCGGGG